AATGGTACATAATCACACTCTTCATCTTCTAAAATCTCATTAGAAGCGTATACAATGCGTCTTAATTCAGCAATACCGTCATTATTGTAGTCTACTTTGATGTAACATTCGTAAACCTCTACAACTTCCATAGATTCATCTTGAGAACCCATGCTATTTGGTTGTTCGCCTTGTGAATAACGAGCAATTCTGTCTGGACTAAACTCTAAAGTATCACCAGATTCTAAAGAATCTACTAATTTTTTGTCAAAACCCATAGCAACTAGCTCTGAACGAGTCAACATTCTACGATGTGCTACAAATGGTGAGTCTTGAATGGTTCTAGCACGTTTAGAAATAAGGAATTCTTCTGGTGGTACGTTTTCTACGACCACTTTACCTTCTTTTTTAGTGCGTTTGATCTTAACTTCGTGTTCACGTTTGACATTTTGGAAGACTTGACCAGTCATTGGGTCAGTAATTTCTTCTATTTCTTCTTCTGTTTCTTGTTCTACGATTTCTAAATCATCATCTTGCATGAGCATCATAAGCTCATCGTCTGTAAGTGACTCGTATTTTTCTTTTGTAACGTCTACTTTTTCATCCCAGTATGCTTTTACAATACCAGTCTTTTGTAGAAGTGCGTCTTTAAACCAATTATGTAGAATTAAGAAGCCATCGTTTTGTCTGTAGAATATCCAATTACAATATTCAGTTGCTTGTTGTGCAAAAGGTTCGTCACCATTGTTAGTAGGTTGGAATTCAACAACACCGTCTGTAGAAGTGAATACACGAATAAGTTGAGGCAAAGCTCCATCTACAACTTCTGCTACTTCACCAGTAACAATTTGTGATTTGCCTTCTACTTCGTTACCATATGGCTCACGAAGATAGTATTCAAGTGCTTGTTGACGTTCTGCAACTGTGTCGGTTTCGACATAGCCAATAGAATCATCAATTTCAGACTCGACAATGCTTTTTAATTTGTTAATATCCATTAAACTATCCATTTAGTATTTACGTTAATAGGTTTATTCCACTCTTCAGCTGGACTCTCATCTAATCCTGTAGCTAGATATCTAAACGAGTCTGCAGCATGTGATGACCAATCATGTAGTGGTCTATCGTGGAAAACTGCACGCTTCTCATCATAGTGTCTACGATAGTTGCGTAGTGCATCTAGACCTTGTTTTGTTTTAGGATCAAACCAACATCTAGGTATTATTCGTCTAACTGCTTGTATGCCATCCATAACATTAAGGCGAGGAGCAGTAACAATTGATAATCCTGCATCTTCTAGTGTCTCCTTACGAGATTTACCAGTACCTAATTCTCTTACTTCTACGTCATGTGGCAATATGTGTGTAAAGTGTGCATAGTCGTTATCTCGCAACCATTGCACATAGTAGTCTAATCCTTGACCATGATTTTCCATGTAGTCAATAAGACGTATTTCTTTACCTGTAAGTTGTGCTACCCAAATAGATGTAGAGTCAGAGATACCCAAGTCCCAAGAGGTATAACTACGGCACAAGTCATCACGAGGAATCTCTGTAATGTGTGCTTTCTCTTCTATTTCATTAATTAGTTTAGAGTAAAATGATCCTTCTACAGGAGCATTGAAAGAACACTCAAACTCTTGCATAAACTTATCTTCGCCCATTTCAAGACGAGCAGCTGTAAGTTCTTGTTCGTTTAGTAGCTTGGTGTCACTAGATTTAAACTCTAGTAATTTCCATCCTTGTCCTTCAGCAGCACGATCTCGTAGACCCCTGAAGTGATTGTTGCCTTTGGGTGTGCCCATTGCAACACAGAAACCTAGTCGGTCTGTTAACGCAGGTCTGATAATGTCACTGAAGACAGATGGATTGATGTTACCTACTTCGTCTATAACTGCTCCATCGAGGTAAATACCACGAAGAGAGTCTGGGTTATCTGCACCATAAAGTGAGATACGTCTACCCATAAAGTCTACACGAAGTTCGGCAATGTTTACTTTTGCACCTAAAGGGCGTGTGTAATTAACAAGGTAATCCCATGCAATACGTTTAGATTGGTTATAGGTTGGAGCTACATATGCGTATCTAGGGTCTTTTTTTGTGCAGGTAAGTGCACTATGGATCAGCTGGTTAATCGCTGATACAGTTTTACCCATACGTCTGTGTGCTACTACTACCACAAACCTATTATCTTTTACTGCTTGGTGAATCAATTTTTGGGGGACTCGTGGTCTATACCCAGTGTCTAAAGTTTTTTGCGACTCCATATAGGGTCATCGCCTCCTAGTTGTTAAATTACCACTTTACTTTGTTTGCCCAATATGCTGCAGACATTTTGCCTTTAGCGATATTTTTAGCGTGTCGTGCCTTAAATGATTTAGCTCTTGCTGTATCTGTTTTGTCACCACTTACACCTTTTTGTCCAAAACGTATAAGTTTCTCTTTGTCACCTTCTTTTGCCAAAACAGCGTGTGATTTAGTAGGGTGGCTTGGTGTGCGTTTAGGTTTGTTAAAACCAGAGAACGTTTCTTTGCCTTTCTTAATCATTTCTTTTTAGCTGTCTTTGCTGATTGTTTAAATGCCTTTGCAGTAGGTGCACCTTTAGAACCTACCTTACGCATCTTCTCGCCAGAGCCTTCAGCGATACGTTTGCGTTTAGCATGTATGTTAGCGTATAGACCTTTAGTAGCCACTCTTCATGCCTTTTTTAGCAGGTTTAGCAGCCATCTTTTTACCTGTCTTTTTAGCGTATTCTTTAGCTTCTTTCTTACCTTTTTCTGTGTAAGCAAATTTCTTTTTTCCGACCATTGGCATAGCTTTCTCCTTATCTAGATAACATTCTAATAATTGAATTTAAATCCATAGGTGGTCTTGCATTACTTACAGACATACCACCTGCTTGTGGAGGTACATTAGTCATTGTGTTACCTAGTGGATTTGTTTGTTGGTAGTACGGTACTGCTCGTGGATTAGACATAAAAGCATTTTGTCTAGAGAACTCATCCATTTTCATTTGCATCATAAGTTGGTTTAATCGTGCAGCTTCTGCTTCAGTCATCTGACCCATGTTTACACCGCCCATAAGTCTTGCAGCTTCTGCTTCTGTAAGCTGACCAACACCTGCACCTGATGGTGAGGATCTGCGTAGTGCGTCTAAATATTCTAATAAGCCTGCCATAATAATATCCTATAAAAAATTTGGGTACTGCCGTTTTAAATAATTCTGGTTTTTCGATTTTTAAAAAACAAGGGGGTGGGGGTTACTCTATTCCTGTCACAATCTTAACTTCTACAGGTGTGCCATCTGGATTACCACTAATCTCATGTTGTGTTGATTCTTTCCACTTGGCACGAGACTTCAACCAGAAGATCATAGCTGTGGTGTTACCTTCTTTAGCTTGCTTGAATAAAGTCTCTGCTACAGAAGCGTTAGCCTCAATACGACCTTTGTCAAGTTCTTCCTTGTAATATTTAGTCAAGGTATCTGCACTAATAGATAGTACTGTGGCGATATCCTCATGGCGTGTTCCTACTGACGATAACATAAAAACTTTATTTCGGGTGTCGCTTGTTGGAAGGTGGGCGGGTCTTCCGCCTTTATCCTTGCTTGTCTCAAGGCTTTCGGGCTGCTTTATCATGTCAATAGATAGGCTGCTATCCATGCTTATATCATCCGCCTTTAATTATATTGACATTGTTTAATACTGGTTTATTATTCAAGCGTAAACTTTTATTTACTATTAATTATTGAAAGGGCTATTATGAAATCAATCACTATTTACACTGATCCTGCTCATGGATGGGCAAAAGTAAGCTTATCCGAGCTTTTTAAACTTGAAATACACGATAAGATCAGTACTTATTCATATATACGCAGCAATGAAAAGTATTCTTATGCATACCTTGAGGAAGATATGGATCTATCAACCTATCTTAAGGCTTTAGATAATAAAGGTATAAAGTTTAGAATCATTGAAAAGCATACAAATAAATCAAGTAAAATTAGATCATATAAGCGTTATACATTAGGCATAAATTATAAGAATCCTTTTTATAATTCCGATTTACCTATTGAAGTAAAATCTAATTTACTATAATATCTATTCTTTTACACTATACAAGGGGCAATATATAAATAAACAATCACAATATAAATATGCATGGATTATCGATTCATTAGATCGTATGCATAATATCCAATGCAATATCGATGCGAATATCTTAAAGGCTGTATTTAATATACCTTTAAAGGATGCCGAATTAATTCTCAATCATTTTTACAATAAAGGGG